CCAGAGTGCGGCGAGTATTCTCTATTCATTCCCTACAGAACTCCTAGAGAAACTCTACATTCGCTAAATATCATTCCGTGCGCGCGTTGCGCAATATTTAGTTTTCCAGCTAGTGCTAAAGCACTAGAGAGATAGTACTCTAAAAAGGGCGCATTTTGTGTCCTTCGCGGATTTATACGACGCTCGGATTCCACAACGGGTTCGGGATCTGGCGCTTGAGCGTCTCCAGACGCATCGTAGTCTGGAGAACCGCACCGATATTGAACAGGGCTTGCGTATCCTGGCTCTCCAATGTCTGCATTCGGCGTTGCCTGAGTTCGAATTAAAGGAAGGCGAAAAAGCATTGTGCTCTGGAATTTCGTCTGCCACTAAACGCCGCCGGTCTTAAAATCGGTCAACATTTTATTTGAGCGGTTTTAATCATGTTTTGAGCGGTTCGCTCCAGGGACCGTGAGCGGTTCCCCATTTTCTCAAATTTTCGGTGCTTTCATCGTCGTGCGCAAAGAGCGCATTACGAATGAAAATAAGTTCAGATACGCTGATCCCGATCTTAAACGAATCCAGATCGGTGTCGACGAGCGAAGTCGCCCGGTTTACCGGCTGGTCAAAGCGCACAATCCAAAAATATGCACGCCTGGGGATCATCCCGGGTGCGTTTCAACCACAAGGCAAACGCTACGGGTGGCGATTCAAACGCAAGGCGCTCGAGGAATGGTGGGCAAACCAAGGACATTAAAAAATGGATCTATTAAGTCTCAGTCTTTTGAGCCTCTGGACCGCGGTAAATATCGCTATGTCGATTTGGATGGTGATTGCCTCTCACGAGCTCGGTCGCCAAGAGGAAATGCTTAAACGATGGAGCAAACGCCTGGAAAGCCGCCTGATCGATCGCCAAAGGATTTAACCATGGGCTTAGATAGTCGATTTTTACCCGACCATATCAAAACCAAAATGCACACTGAAGACTTACCAAAAGGCAACGCCGGCAAAACGACGGCGCAACTAGCCGAAAAACGGGAACTATTTTTAGAACGGGAACAACACAAAATCTTTTGGAACTATTGTCTCCTGAAAGATATCACCGTCGATTACCATAATCCGACCAAACGAACAACTAACCGCGCGGGTTGGCCAGATTTTCCGTGTTTTAAAAAGGGTCGGGTTTTATTCGTCGAGTTTAAATCACCGACTGGTCGGCTGAGTGAGGCGCAAAAGGAAGTTCAAGCCGAGCTGGAGCGTCAAGGATTCAAATACGTTGTTGTGATACACGCCAGCGACGCCATCGATATCGCCGACACTTATCTAATTCAACGCAAAACCTAATTTACATGATGATAACGCGGCCTAACCGCAAAGACTGGATCGATTTTGAGTTTGAAAATCTCTGGGCTGAGTTGGACCCGGCCAATGATTACAGCCCTGAGGTTAAAGCCTTTAGCTACGGGATCTGGCAGATCATTGCTCAATCAAGTATCCGACCCGCTTTTGTCTATCGAATTAATACTTACTTCTATAAAAAGAATCGATCATTACCCAACCCGAAAATCAGTTCGAAATAACCAACAGCATCCCCCCATGAACATCATTCTAATCGCTCTGATCTGGATCGTAAGCGCTATCCTCATGCTGCGATTTTTGCGGTTTACCAAATAGACTCTCGAAGGTGAAAGCTAGAAAACGTAAAAGTAAAACTCGACGTGCGCGATTGTTGGAGAATGCGGTTCTCGGGTTACGCCACTTAGGGTTTGAATTTTATCAATACGCTAGCGACTTCACTAAAATATCTGATTCTCCGCTTTTTTTACCGAAACGCTACCTTCGGTGTAATTACCCACACCCGCCGCTTTACGGGACGAAAGGTTTTAAGGAAGGCTACATCTTCGATTCCGGAACTGAGTACATACTGGAAGTTAAGTATCAGAATTCTAGCGGGTCTACGGACGAAAAAGTCCCCTATATCTGGGAGCATTTTTTAGTTTCACCAATTCCAAATTGGATCGTTTGGTTTGACGGTGCTTGGTGGCTGAATAATCGGAGGGGAAGAGAGGCCGTGCAATGGTTGCGGGAGCGTTCAATACAAGCTCCAGTTGGGCGCCATTTATATGTGTGCGCCACTAATGACGAATGGTTTGATTTAACCAATCGGCTTTTTAATTCGAAAGATTAAAAATGAAATTCCGGCCGGAAGCTGACATATGGCCTGTCATGTCTGACGATGAGCTGAAGGCACTAGCCACAGATATCGACACCAACGGTCAGCAATACGCCATCAGTCTTTATCAAGACGCGATTCTGGACGGTCGCAACCGCTGGTTGGCAATAACCCGATTTTGCAAGAAAAATACCAAACCACTTTTAGATACAGTTAATCCAGAATCACCAATTGCGTTTGTTATTAGTCGTAACGAGAAACGTCGACATCTTAACAGCGAACAACGCGGCTATTGTGCGGCTCGGGCGTTGCCATTTTTCGAAGCCGAAGCGAAAAAACGGATGGCGGAAGGAGGCAAGCAAAAGGGTGCGCCAATTGGCGCAGGCTTAGAAAAACCACCTCATCGGGCGGCCGACGACGCGGCGCGCGCTTTCGATACTTCTCCGCGTAATGTCCAGCGAGCAAAATCAGTCAAAGACAAGGGTTCCAAGAAATTAAATGAAGCGGTAGCACAAGGTCGTCTCAGCTTGGGTAAAGCTGAAGAAATTACTAAGAAGTATCCAGACAAGGCAAAACAAGACGCGCAAGTCATCAATATTGCCAAAAGTAAAAATGCAACTCGCGTCAAGGGTTTAACTGGTGAATTCGAATGGTATACACCGCGAAAATATCTCGATGCCGCAATTGCGGTTATGGGAGCGATTGATCTTGATCCCGCATCGAGCGAACGAGCTCAGGAACATGTGAAGGCAAAGACGTATTACACTTTGGAAAATAATGGACTAACCAAAAGATGGCTTGGCCGCGTCTTTCTTAATCCACCATACGGAATGCCTACCATTAGAGAATTCGTCAACAAAATGATCGAATCTTGGCAATCCGGAGATATGAGGGAAGGGATTTTACTGACTAATAATGCGACTGACACGGAATGGTTCCACAATGTTCTTGAAGCGTGCAGCGCTAGCGCTCTTTGTCTGACACGAGGTCGGATTTCGTTTTTAGAGTCAAGCAGCGACGGAGAGTTAATCGAAAAAACGTCGCCAACGCACGGACAAGCATTCTTTTATTTCGGGCCGAATATAGATACTTTCGCAGAAATTTTTAGCGGGTTTGGTGCAATTCTTATTCGACACCACTCTTTAACCCAAATGACAGCATAGCGTTATGAGCACAGACCTAACCGAACAACCAAAGTTAATGGATAAGCTGGGTGCAATCGCGGTCGGTAACCGCGGTATTCAACTGTCCAACATGGACGACGTTTTCCGTTTCGCTAAAGCCGTCGCGGGTTCGCAATTATGCCCGCCTGGTTTTTCGGAACGCGATTGTTTTCTCGTGATCGCGAACGGTTTAGAAGTCGGCATGTCGCCGATGGCCGCGTTGCAATCGACTTATATCGTTAACAATAGGGCGACGATTTTTGGCGACATGCCCTTAGCCCTGGTCCGGCAAAGCGGGCTTTTAGAAGATTACAAGCAGGAATACGTCGGCAAAGCTTTTGATGACGATTATCGGTGCATCGTTACCAGTAAACGCAAAGGAACTAGCACCCCTATCACTACTGAATATTCGGTCAAGGATGCGCGGACTGCCGAACTTTGGACTAAGAAAGGTCCGTGGACAACGGCACCGAAACGGATGCTGCTTTACCGGGCCCGCGGGTTTAATCTTAAAGATAATTTTAGCGATGTCTTAAAGGGCTGTGCCATTGCCGAGCTCGACGACGGCGTCGGATTCGACAACGCCCGCGAAGCGGTTGGCCGGGTAGTAGAACCGCATTTTAGCGCACCGGCCGTAAGCGAAACATCTCGGCTTAATTTGGGGGAAACACGCTCGGCGGTTCCGGATTTACGGGGGCCGGAACCGCCGGCAAAACGCGGGCCCGGCCGGCCGCGAAAAGAAAAACCGGAGGAAGTACTTTTTGGCCCAAGTGCGGAGATGGCTGAACAAAAGCCAGAAACCGAAACGCCGGCAGCCGACCTGAGCAAAGAAGCCAAGCAAATTCTGGGGCGGCTCGCGGATGAGAAAATCCCGGTCATCGATTTTTTGCTCGTGATGGAAAAGTGCGCCTTTCTCGACGCTACGCCCGAAGCGATTCGCAACGGCCAAGTCGAAATATCAGCGGTCAGCGCCCAAGGGTTAAGCGATGCGCTGGAAAACTGGGAGCACGTTTTAACCATGTTGCCTGAAATCAAGGCATGAGCGCCGAACGCGAAGGCTATTTCAGTTTTGAGGATCTCGCAGAATGCGCCAAGCGCGAGGTCACCTACCGCCAGCGCGTTTATCCACGCCTGGTCATGGAAGGCAAAATGTCCAAGGACAAAGCAACCAAGGAAATCGCCATGATGTTCGCGATTTGCCGGCATTTCCAAACTAAAACCCAACCCGAACTCGACTGGTAATGATCGAGATTTTGCAAGGTAATTGTTTGGATATCTTGCCAACCTTACTGGCGGGGTCGGTCCAATGCTGTGTGACTAGCCCGCCTTATTGGGGTTTGCGTGATTATGGGGTTCCCGGCCAACTTGGGCTTGAAGAAACGCCCGAGGACTACGTTGCTAGTTTGCTGGCAATTATGCGCCAGGTCTGGCGGGTTTTGCGGGACGACGGGACGCTTTGGTTAAATTTGGGTGATTGTTATGCCAGTTCGAATAATTGGAGTCCCGAAGATCAAAACACTTCTACACTAGGCCCGAAAAGAGATGGGTTAAAGCCGACAAACGCGGCATTTATCCAAAAGCCAAAAAGACCTCATGCTATCGGTTTAAAGCCAAAAGACCTAGTTGGTATCCCTTGGCATGTTGCGTTTGCCTTACAAGCCGAAGGCTGGTTTTTGCGTTCCGATATCATTTGGCACAAACCAAACCCGATGCCGGAATCGGTAACAGACCGACCGACTAAAGCGCACGAATACATTTTCCTTTTAACCAAACGGGGACGGTATTTTTACGACGCTGAGGCAATCACGGAGGCCAGCCAACCAAGGGAAGGAACCGAAAAACATTTAATGAGCGGCAACGGCGAACGAGCCGGGTCTCGCGCAGGCCTGCGCGGCGAATACTTTGGCGATTTTACTCGGCGCAACCGGCGGACTGTTTGGACAATCACACCCCAGCCATACCTTGAGGCCCATTTTGCGACGTTCCCATCCGAGATTCCAAAGGTTTGCATTTTAGCCGGTACAAAACCCGGCGACACCGTGCTTGACCCCTTTGCCGGGAGTGGGACGACTTTGCAAGTCGCTTTGGAATTAGGCCGGCGAGCCATCGGAATCGAGCTTAACCCAGCCTATATCGAACTTATTCGGACTCGGACTCAAACCACGATCGGTTTTTTTTAAAATGACTGACCCACGCAAAGGCTTACCCAGTGCAAGCGCGATGTGGCGCCTCGCCAACTGTTCCGGAAGTCTCGCTCTAGTCAACGCAGTGCGCGCCCAAGCTAAAATTTTGCCTCTTCCGACGCCGGAAATGGCCGCAGGAACGCGGATTCACGCCGCAATGGCTGGAGACACTACCCCTCTCGTTGAACGCGAGGAATCGGCTTATAGACGCTTGGAAACCTTCAAAGGCAAGATAGTTGAGGAGTGGATGTCCCACGGCGATCGCACCTACAGTAAACTTTTCGAAAACCGGTTCTGGTTCCGAAAAGCTTTACGCCCGATTTTCTCGGGCCAGCCCGATTACGTCATTATCCAGAAAACCAGAGCTTTAGTCCTCAATTTTAAGACAGGTTGGGGCGAACAGGAACCGGCCGCCGACAATCTGCAATTGCGCGCGGAGATTGTCTTACTCAAAGCGAACCGGCCGGAGCTCGTGCGAATCGATGGCGCGATTCTATCGGCTAACCGGCCTGATTTCGACCGCGTTACTTATGGCCTGGCTGAACTGGTCCCAGCCACAACTGAAATTCTCTCAATTGTCGAACGCTCGACCGGTGACGCTCCGCGCAATCCCGGGCCATGGTGCAAACTTTGTCCAGCCGCGATCTATTGCCGGGAATGCCAGGAGCATATTCAATCGATTAATCCGAATCTTGGCTTTCAGGATCTGCCCCGCGGCGAGGCCGGCGTCGAGCTCTGGGAAAAGATCCAATTAGCCAAGAATATCCATAAGCAAATGGAAGCGGCTTATGAAGAGATTTTGGTTGCCGAACCTGACGCGTTACCCAACTACATTTTGCCAGAACGCGGGCGAGCTCGGCGCATCGTCCCACTCCCGCAAAAACTTAAAGACGCCCTAGCCGATTATTTGACGCCCGAACAAGTCGACGGATTTGCCGAATATCACGTTGCAAAGATTCAAGACTTTTTCGGGCTGCAACACAAACTGGGCGGTAAAGAGCTAGTAAATAAATTCGCGGCGATCGTCGGCGATGCGGTCCAAACGACTTATGACAAACCCTTTATCCGGCCATTGACTAAAAAGGAACGCCAACAAAGGGAAATTTTGGCTAATGCACATTGACCCAGTCAACGGGTTTTATATTTTGACCGAGGAGCAATTGCGCCTGGTCCTAATCGATCTAACCCCCCAGATCCGGCATGATGTGGAGATCATGACCGATCTCATGCGTGAACTGGTCAAAATCGAGCGCAAAAAACTCGGGCTCGACGATACCAACGGTTCGCTAATTCTTGAACCCAACCGCGAGAAAAATCGCGATAATGCGCCCGACCTGATCGGTGCCGGAAAAATCGGCGGACGCTTTTACCAGGCATACGGCCGGATATTGCAAACTCAAAAAGTCAAAATCGACCTCTTACCAAAGTCGAGAGGATGAATACCAATTGGGAAAAACTTTGCTCAGAATTAGAAAACGGGGATTCGCCCGAAGTTAAAACCCAAGAATGGCCGCCGACCGTCAACTATAGCGATTTTAAAAAAGAACTGATCGAGAAACCGCGGCCCATTATTGATAATCTCCTTGATGTCGCAAGCCGGATGATTTTCGGCGGTGGTTCTAAAACCTATAAAACTTGGGCGATGACCGATCTAGCGCTTTCGGTCGTTGTCGGCGCTCCTTGGTGGGGTTTTAACACTTTTGTGATCCCGTCTTTATACGTCAATTTCGAGCTTAAACCCTACTACATGCAACGCCGGATGCAGGCAATCCAAGGCGCCAAAAAGCTTGCCGATGGACCTCTGTTTATTTGGAATTTGCGCGGGTACACGATCACATTGGGCGAATTTAAAATCGAGCTCCTTAAACTGATCGAAACTCTCGGCGTTTTATTGGTTTTCATCGATCCGTTCTACAAATTGCTGGTTGGCCGTGACGAACGCATTAGCGCCGAAATAAACCAGATTTTAGCCGTTTTTGATGAAATCAATCGCCTGAGTGGCGCGACCGTCATTTGCAGCGCCCATTTCACTAAAGGCAACCAAGCGCAAAAAGAATCTCTGGACCGCATCAGCGGCGGCGGTTCAATCAATCGTGATCCGGACAACTTGGTCACCATGACTAAGCATCAGGAAGAACACGCCTTTACGGTCGAATTCACTCTGCGGGATTTTGCGCCAATCGCGCCTTTTGTCGTTCGTTGGGATTGGCCGCTCTTGGTTCGAACCGATCTTGATCCCGAAAAGCTTAAAAGCATCACTCGGACTCGCGGATCTTGGACTGATCCGGCCGATTTATTGGCTCTGATTAGAGCCAACGATGATGAATTTTCCACGGCTAAACTCTGCAAACTGGCTGAAACTGAACTCGGTTGGCCGCGGGCAACATTCTTCCGCAGGTTAGCCGATCTGAGAAAATCGAAGCAAATTTATTGCTCAAAAACCAGCGAGAATTGGAATGTCAAAATCTGAGACTTTTTTATGCTTAGAATCGATACGTTAGCTGAGACTAAATTAGGTATAGTATCACCTTTATATATAAAGGAGGTGATACTAGACCTAAGTATCATACTCGGTCTGATACTAAGACCATTCGTATTTCAGCCATAAGAGCTTGTGCGTATCATTACTTTTAGCCGAAAGGTCACTGTCGTTACTAAATGCGCCGGCTTTTCCGCCGATATCCCGTGTAACGGCGGTGAACGCTTAATCTTCGATGACGATAACGCTCTTTCAATCCAGCAAGACCCGGGAAGCGCCCGCTACATCGATTCAGTCTCCGATCTGAAGCCGTATCTCGACGAAATTCAGTCTCGCCGGCCGCCTCATTGGCGCAAAGCCAAGGTCTTATTCTATCGCAACCGTGGGATTGGTGACCAATTGATCATTTCAGCCGCGAGCCGCTTTTTCTCTGAAATGCTCGGCGCCCAATGTTTTCAGGCTAGCGAACGCGTCCACGAACCGATCTGGTTCGGTAATCCTTATATCGGGAGCGCCGCGTTTTCTATGCCGCTCCACTTGGATTGCGTCTACCGGACTAAAAGTCCCAACTTTGTCTCGGGCGCTTTCTTTTGTGAATCTGTTTCCGAGTGGGATTCGGATTCCGAGCAAGCCAACGTCTATGACCGGCTTTTCAGTATGCTCGGACTCGATCCAGCTCGCGTAGCGCCCAAATTTAAGCGCCCAACCGTAACCCTTCACAAAAGCGATCTTGACGTACGCGACCAATGGCTTGCCAAAGTCGGCGCCGCTCTGAATAAATCGCTCCAGAACGGCTATTTATTTTTCCAAATTCAAGGCACCAATAAAATTCGGAGTCTTCCCGTTGGTACAATCGAAAAAGCGCTTTATGCACTCAACCAATACGCCGAAAAACTCGCAATCCCGATTTTAGTAACCAACGATAAGCCTTTTAGCGCTGAAATCGTGGAAATGATTAAGAGGACTCCCATGGCGATTAATTTGGCTACGGCAATTAGCAGTGTGCGGCTGTTGTTAAGTCTGATCGCCGGCGCAACCACTGTTGTCGGTCCGGATTCCAGCGCTTTACATATTGCGGCTGCTTTTGAAATTCCCGCGGTCGGTATCTGGGGCCCGTTTTCGCCCGAAAGCCGGACTCTGTATTATCCTCGTCAAATTCAGCTTTTTCATGCCGAGCGGTGCCCGCACGCGCCTTGTTTTTCGTATCTGCCGGAGTTACCTGTTATGAAATGCCCGCGAGGGTTAGAACAACGGTATTGTGAAGTTTTCGAAGGCGTTACTTGCGAAGAAATATTCGATGCTCTAAAAAGCGTTAATTCCTAAAATGGTCGAAGGTTTTAGCGTTAACGAAATTGCCGATTGCGCCGATGCCTTAAAACGGCGCGCAGGCGCTTTTACTAAAATTCCTCCGACTCGGCCAGATCCGCCTTGGGCAACTGTAAGCGGCTTTAGCGATTTTAGCGATTTTTGCGCAGCTTTATCTCGCACCTGGCCAATGTTTCCGGCTAACGCTGAGCCTTTGCTTAAATTCCGAATTTTTCGGTCGCCCACACCCATCATTCTGATGGACCCGATTATAGCTATTCCCTGCGATGAGCTATTCTCAGCCTAACGTGCCCTTCGACTTCGCCGCCCTCGATCCGCGGGAGCCGGAAGCGCTCGTGCCGGTCGCCGAAGCAACCGCCGCTCTCGTTACGATATTACAATGGCTAATGCGGTCGGAGAGCTTCGCTTCCACTGGAGCGAAGGTCTTTGCCTTAAGCGCGTTGTTGAACCCGGTGCAATCGCCTTACCGATCGTTGGCGGCCATTGCTAGGGCCAGCGAGAAGGAATGTTGGCGCAAGGATATTAGCACCGCGGCTTTAAGTAAATCGTTGCTCGAACTACTCGATAGCAATGCAGTACGCTTGCGCATTAGATTGAACAGCTCCCGCGAGGTTTATCGCCAGACGCAACTCGAATTAGTAGCAGCCGGTCGACATGCTTCCCAAAGACATAACGGAATTAAAAAAAGTATCACGGTTGACGTTTCGAAAAAAAATTAAAAAAAGGGTAATTTTTTGCTCATCAAGCGAAAGTTTGAATGAAATATCCGCTCGTATTGCCAGAAATCACTCTGAGCGATTTAAAATGTAACGTTCCGACGGCTTTTACGCATTTGCCTTATAAAGATGGCCAATTGCCGGACGACCAAGCTTATTTTCTTTTATCGATGCTCGTCGCGGCCGCTCCAAAAGCTGTATTAGAAATCGGCACTTATTTTGGTCACACGACTTTGCATATGGCCGAGAATTTGCCGGATGCGATTATTCATACCGTCGATTTACCGGTCGATTTTGTTTCATTTGCTCCAACTCAGTGGACTAAAACCGATCACCATCTCATCACTGCGCGTGAAGTCGGTAAATTCTTTCGCGAGCATCCCCTTAATATCCGTATTCGGCAATATTTCGCTGATACAGCTTCGTGGGATTTTAGTATATACAATCCCGCTCCAACTTTCTTTTTTATCGATGGCTCACACTCTTATGATTACGTGAAAAATGATTCGGAAAAATGTTATGACCTGTGCAACGGCAAAGGCATTTTTGTGTGGCATGACGTCGACGAAAATCATGGCGCCGTGATCCGGTTTTTGCAGGAATGGCGCGAATTGCGTAGAGATGTCCGCCAAATCAGAGGCACGCCGCTAGGCGTATTATGGACGCCGTAATCGTTACCCATCTCGGCGTTGGCGATGGGATTATCCAATCAGGATTAGCTATTGCTTTGCTTGATCGGTATGACCACGTTGCTTTTCCGACTTATCAGGAATATTTACCGACTTTCCAATCGATTTTTGCTCTCCAACCGCGTATCTCGGTTTATCCAGTCCCACGACTGAAATTTGAAGATTACGGTTCACCGCGCGATCCGACTTATAATCGCGCCATTGACGCTGCTAACTTAAATTCAGCGCATAAAATCAAGCTCGGCGTTTATTCGGGCTTCGGTATTGGCTGGGATTTCACGAAATCATTCTATCAACACGCCAACGTTGATTATTCCATGCGTTGGCGTTTATGTCCGATTGCGCAAGCATGGAAAGCAGTAGCGCAAATCCAAACCCAATCCACCAATGGTCAGCGCAAAATTTTTCTGCATGACGATTCAACCCGCGGCTTTTTTATTCAGCGCCATCGGTTATCACGGGAAAGTCATATCATCTCGCCAGTACGTTCATTTGATGAATCAATCCTACGCTATGCGAGCTGCATTATCGATTGCGACGAAATCCATTGCATCGATTCTGCTTTCTTTTGGTTAGCGGATAGCTTGCCGGCCGGCGGTCATCTCTTTTTACATAGATATCCACGCTGGCAACGACCGCGCGAATTTCGTTACGAAACTTTTCGCCATTGGAACTACGTGGATTGAAATCAGAAAATGGCAAGCAACCACGATAAGCAAGCTATGTTGGCAGAGATCATGTCGGTGGCTGAGCGCGCAGACTGGCCTGACGCATTAGAGATTTTGGCTGCGGCAGTGGTTATAACCATAGGCAAAGGCAATTCAGACGCTTACTCTCACTACAATGACTGCTTGGGCGTGTATTTGATACGGATGTCGCAACAACTTGAGAAAGCGGCCCAACGTGGATAAAATAATAATATGGCTGCTGGCATTATTAAAGTCACACCAGTTCCGGACACCTGGACGCAATTACCAGATCAGGCGGTCAACACGATTTGGTTTGAACGCGGCGAATATGATTTTGCAGGTTCCGTAACGCCGGGCGACAATTACTTTACGGTTGGTACCGATGACGGAATCCTTAGTCTTTCGGTTGGCGCAAATGGCAATCTCAATTCGCTCTGGGTCCGCACCAATGGCAGCCCAGTCACTCTTTTTTGGTCCAGTCCCTAGCCCAAGCATTCCTCGTGCCGACCACCCGGCAAGGCATCTATTTTTTGCCTTCGGGACCATCCAGGCTAGGGTCGGCTAGCTTGCGGAAATTTAATTGTAAGGATCGCTATTTTTAACTAGCCTAACGTGTTCGTCTGGGCTCAAGCCAGCCTGGAGTTCCTTTAGTTCGTCTGGGCTTAAGCGAGCTTCGAGTTCCTTTAATTCGTCCTCTTCAAGCTCTTTTAGTTTGGCGAGAACAATTTCGAAAACGCCGAATATCAAATCAACGCGCTTGATTTGTAATTGGTCGTGTTGATCTAAAAAAGTTTCAAGCAATTGGTCAAACCCACCTAAATGGGCTTTACCGGTACAATCAGCCCTGAAAAGCTCGAAAGCATCAAATTTTGGTCGCGCCATAGTGTTCTCAGTATAGTAAAGTCAATCCACTTTACCATTTTAGATGACGTCTGAAGAACTGGCGAAAGCGATCAATTGTTCCAAAGTCTGGATTTTCCACTTGCGAAAGAAATTTCCGGATCGGTGTCCGAAGACTTTCGATGATGTGGAAGGCTGGAAAGCGGTTTTGGCCTTTAGCCGAGTTCAAGCAAAAGTTCCATATGTTCGGGGCGCGACTCAGCCTAGATCCAATGATGTCAATGGCGACGAGCTCAGCGATATTCAGCGTTTGACTCGGGGGCGGGCGGACAAAGTAGCGACCGAGAACCAGATTTTAGAAATTGAGCTGCAGGCGACTAAGCGTCAGGTCATCAAGCAGGAGGAAGCCATTATGTTATTCGGCAGAGTGGCTAGCGTTGTGCGCGGGCGCTTAATGAAAATGCGTGCTGATTTACCGAATATGTTGCTAGGGTTGGATGCGCCGGGTATCGACAAGGTTTTAGCGGAAAAAATGGAAGAGGTTTTGGCCTCATTGGTTATCCCGGATGATTTCTTTACTCCGCGTGGGGTAGTTAAATGAGTGTGGATATAGCCGAACTAGCGGCAAAATATCCGGCTGTAATCGAAGCTTTTACGCGGAATTTTTGTTCTCCGCCGAGAAGTTTCCCGGATGTGTGGGCCTCGAAGAATGTCCGGCTCGATTCGGACGTCGCTGAATTCTATGACCCACAGGCTTCGCCTTACTTTATCCAGCCGCTGCGCTCGATTTTTGATAATTCGTTAAAAGAAATCTGCATTATTGCGCCGCCTGGCACGGGCAAAACGACGCTGATTGAAGCGATGGTTTGTTTTGTGGCGGCGTGCGATCCCGGCGACGTGCTTATTGCTTCCAAGAACGACGCTTTACTTGGGCAATGGCTCGATACGCGTTTAAACCGGATTTTGGCCCGGTGCGAACCGTTAGCCGATTATTTGCCGCAGAAATCAGACCGACAGAAGAAGCTGCTGCTCTTGAAACACATGTTCGTTATGTCGCGAGCTGCGAATCTGGCCAGTTTCCAGCAAGTGAGCGTTCGGTGGGCGATCGGGGACGAATGCTGGCAGTGGGATGCCGGCCTAATCGGTTATTTGCGTAAACGGCTACATGACCGCTGGAACGGCCGGACCGTGCTACTCTCTCAGGCCGGTTATGCGGAAACCGAATGGGAAGCGGTTTCAAGGGAAGGCGACCAATTCGCTTATCTTTGGACTTGTGAGTGTGGGGCGAGACAGCCTTTCAGGTTTTCAGATCTGAAATGGGAAGGAGTGCCAAAGGAAGGCGAGATCGATTGGGCGTTAGTGAGGCAAACGGTGAGCCTGTTCTGTCCGAGTTGCGGCGGCGGGTATTCGGATACGCCAGAGAACCGGCGAACGCTCTCGCATACTGGGGCCTGGTCAATGGTTGAGCACGGAGAGAACCCGACTCATCAGACGTACACGATTCCGGTATTGGCTAATTTCCGAGTGGCTTGGTTTGATATTGCCCGGGAATTTCTGAAAGCGAAACGCGCCTGGAAACTGGGGGATCATGAACCTTTTATCCAATGGACCATGCAACGGGATTCGCAGTTTTGGGCTGAACGGATGGAGCAAGACGCTAAACGATCCCTGGTAAAAGGCGATTACAGCTGGCGTGGGTACACATCGGGAGAACGCATCAATAACGAGCTTGTGCGTATCATGACGATCGATAAACAGGCTAACGATTATTGGGTTGTGATCCGGGCTTGGCGCGCCGATGGCTCCTCGCGGCTACTCTATTTCAAGCATGTGCTTGCCGGCGAAGAAGAGTTGCGCGAAATCCAAACCAGCTATCGGATTGGTGATAATGCCGTCTTTATCGATTCGGCTTTTGAGTCGGCTCAGGTTTACACGATGTGCCATCGTTACAACTGGTGGGCGATCCTCGGGACCGGTGAAAGCAGCTTTGCGCATCCGAAACGGGATTTAGTGGGTCATGTTCGTGGGACAGAACAGAAATTATTCTCGCCTATCCGTCATGTGGTGATCGGCGCCGTCCGTTGCCGCCTCCTGCACCTGGCCAGTGAACGTTGCCGCGACATTATGGCGAGGTTACGCGACGGCAAATCGCTAGCGTGGGAAGTGCCGTTAGATGTGCCAAAGCTCTACGTCGAACAAATCTATGCGGAGATCAAAAAGGAATATTTAGATCCGAAAACCAAGCGTAGCAGCTTTAAATGGGTAGCGGTCTCAAAAAACAACCATGCTTTTGACTGTGAAAGTGTGCAGATAGCGGCTGCGATCCTTTTTGGGGCGTTGCCATTGGATTAAAAAAGTGTCTCCTGCCCATGAACGAGATAGGAAAATGTCGTAAATCTCCCGACGGAAAACATCATACAATGTGGCCCGAAGGTTCAACCCTGTGTGCTTGTTGCCAGCAATTTGTCAGAATCAAGAAGGCAAAAAAATGAACGAGCGTCAAACTGTCGATTTAAGCGAGTTACAGGACGGCAATCTGCATCTGATAGCCTTTTTAGGGGACAAATTCTGTTATCTGGTCAAAGATCCGCACGGGTCGCAATGGGTGATTGCGGAAGCTTTAAGCGATCAATTCCCGGCTTTAGTGCGCCGGATGCTCTCAGATAGCCAATAAAAAAGGCTAAAGTATTTCGGGAATCTGCCGTTTTAATGGTCCTGGAATGAATAAATTAGTCTTTGTGGCCGAGATCGCCACTGTCTCAATCTATCGTGATGGAGATAAGTATATCGCCGGAGGACGGACTTTTGCTTCCTTAAGCTCTGCTATAGCTTACCTCCGCTATTGTCAAAAATATGACCTCTCACCTTTTGCCCGATTTTGAATGAACAAGATTTCTTTAATCCTGACAGGCGCTATTTTACTTGCGATAACCTTGGGTGCTGCGGCTTTTGGCCTTTGGTGCAATGGAGCGAACGCTGATTTCGGTAAGCAATTGGACAAAAGTCCAACAATTGTCGCCGAGAATAACGAGCCAACGATTGCCCGAAAATCAGGTTACGCCCTTCAAGGCGGCAAATTAGTAGAGGTCAATATCGAACAACTCGCCCTCGAAGCATGGAACAAGGATAAACTTCTGCCGGGCAAAGACCTCCATTATAATTATTTTGAAATAGGTGGACGTATCGCCGATTGGAAAGCCTATTTCCAGACAAAGGGTTTATCGATCGATAAAGAATTTGAGGATGCATACACAGCTATTGCGCAGCGCTCAGAAGACCATTTGAAAGCTCAAGCATTTCGGGATAGCCAATAGCTTTAAATCACGTCCCTGGCCATTCACAGACGCCCTTTCCGGGCGTCTTTTTGTTTTGGGAAGGTCAATATGGCTGTCGTGGTATAAAGGCTCTTAAATTGACAGTCAGGCCTTCTAGTAAATGGTTGATTACGAGTATATCGGGGCCCTGGTCGATTACGGCAAATCTAGCTGGGCTAATATGCAGTTACTCCAACAACGGCGGGATGATCTTTTCCAATATATTTCGCTGAACCAGGGGAAAGATTTAACGACCGTCTCTATCCCTGGCCAGCATTTGAACTGGAGCAAAACCTATTCAGCCCAAGAAGAATTTGTGGCTGTCGTGCAAGCCTTACGCATCATCCAAGGTCAACCGTATGTAGTCCGGCAGTTCACGCCGGTTATGTGGTAAGCCATGCGAACTGAATGGCGCCTCTATCAGGCTAGCGAATGGGAAATCGGCAAACGGCAATATTGGCCGTTGCTCGATCCTAATGCCGATCGCCAGATTGATACCTGGACGATCTTAAAAGTTCGCAGTGACGCACGCAAAGCTTTTATCAATTACGGACCGCTAAAGACCGCCGTGTATGAAAAAGCTCGCTATGCGGTCGGCGAGGCCTGGATGCCTCAGTTTTTAGGGAGTGATGTGGCTTTCGGCCGGGCTGCTACCAAATGGTTTACCGATGTCTGGTCTAGGACCGGGAATCTGGTGGGCCCGATTCGGAATTGGCATGATTCGCTTAAGCTCGAATCGCGTTACCTGGACGTCTACGGTGAGATTTTCATTTACAAAGTAAAAGACGCCGAAGGGTTGCCGCGTTATCAGCATATTCCGCCGCACCGGGTCGATGACCCGCGCGGTAACAAACAGACGACCGTTAAAGGCCGTTTCACGAGCGGACCTTATGCCGGTAAACGCTGTGTTTACGGGATTGTCATTAACGATTACGGCGCCCCGGTAGCCTATAGCGTCTTGGGCAATGAACCGGAACAGGATATGTTTATTCCGGCAGAGCAAATGATCTGGGTCGCGGATTGGGAATTCTGTGATCAAACCAGGCCAATTTCAGCGATTGCGCATGGAATTTTGAATGTGCGCGATATCATGGCGATCCAGGGGAACGAAAAGCGGGCTTTAGAAATCGCTAGCTCCATTTCTATCCTCGAAAATAACCCTATTGGTGGTGTCGATATTAACGATCCGACCCAATTTACTCGGATGTTTCCCGGCACGGTCGGCATGGCTGGCCAACCGGTCGACGGGATCCAACCGCCTCCTTATCCGGGCTATCAGACCGGGATTAACCTTGAGACTCAGGAAACCGCGGCCGCGGGAACGGCCGGACAACCGCTAACGCCCTACATGTGGCTAGACAACGGGATGTGGAAATATTTCAAGGCTGGGAGTGGGTCGGACGTGAAAGCTTTTCAGTTTGAGCGGCCGGCTGGCGAGGTCAAAGATTTTCTGGACCGGCTTGGCCGGGACGCAATTAACTTTTTATGGCCGTTCGACTTGGTTTCTAACCCCACAGGTGGCTCCGCGAATAATCGCACCCTCTGGGTACGAGCAAATTCACTCACTAAAGACCGTCAAAATAAGCTTTATGGCGGCGCTAAAGAACGGCTTTTGTACGGGATCGCCGTCGCGATCGAGCTCGGAATTTTGCCGGAAAGTGAGGATTGGATGGCCTGGGATTTTAATTTCCCGCGGAAACCCTCGATTGACGCCGGCCGGGATGCAGCAGCCGACCTTAACGACGTCAAAATGGGCGTTAAAAGCTGGTCGGATATCTGGGGCGAACTGGGGACAGATGCATCTACGGCGGCTTTACGCAAAGCATTAGATGTGGGTGAACTCCTGAAAGCTAAAAAGGTAGTGGAAGCAATGTTAACTGAAGAATTCGGCGAACCGGTAACCATTCCAGACAGTTATATGTTTAGTCTAAGCCCTAACCCTACAGTACAGACTGATGCTCCGGGTATCGATACGGAGGAAGAAATAGCGGAGCCTGAAGAACCCGAACCAGAGGAAGAGATTTCGCCGGAAGAACCGGCAGAAGTTGCCCAAGAGGAAATCTCAGGCGGGGAGGAGCCAGTTGAGAAAGAAGATTCCGCCGAAACCAGACCGCGCGGTCGGGATCTGCTTGGTGCGCAAACTTGAAAGCCTGGCCATGCCTATACCTGAACCCAAAAAGAATGAAAAAAAGGATGATTTCATGCAGCGGTGTATGCATGAAGCATCCAAAAATAAAGACCGCAGTAATGACCAAAATGTGGCTATTTGCCTAGATGCCTGGCGCGAAAAACACCCTTCCGATAAACCCAAATCTGCAACTGGATTTTCGTTAGCCCATTTGCAGTATAAATTCCGGTATTCGGCTTGGTATATTCTGCCGTCCTATTTCGCCAGTTTAAAATTGGCACTAGAAGAGCAGCAAAAACAGTTTCCAGCGATGCGTCAGGACGATATCGAGGGATTGATTACTCTATTTTGCCCGCAACGTCAGCCCTTAGAGATTGACCGCAATGGAATCGCTGTAATCACGATTCAAGGCGTTTTAGGGACTGGATTATCGCCGATCGAAAAGATGGTCGGCATGTGTGATTATGAAGAAATCGCTACTGAAGTGGCTACAGCGCTGGAAACAGGCGCAAAAGCGATTCTATTCGCGCTTTCGAGCCCTGGTGGAGAAGCCACAGGGGCCGCGGAAACGGCCGCCCAAATCGCCCAAATAAGTGTTCCTAAAGCCTCTTTCACTGCCGATTTGGACGCTTCAGCTTGTTATTTTCTCTCTTGTTCTTGCGATTACAAGGTAGCTACTCCATCAGCGCAATCCGGCGCGATCGGGACCATCATGCCGCTAATTGATGAATCTAGGATGTGGGATGCTCTGGGACTGGAATGGACACCGATAACCGGAGAAAATGAGCAATTAAAAGGGGCGGGCATGGGTCCGTCCTTAACCGACGCTCAACGGGAATATTTCCAGGCCCAAGTGAATTTGATGTCCGCCACTTTCCGCGATTTTGTCTCCGATTACCGGGAAGTTGATTTCGCCAAATTACGTGGGGGAAGCTATTTCGGCGCCCAAGCCTTGGAACTCAACTTGATCGATGCACTCGGCAGTTACGACCAATGCTATCAATGGTTGTTAGCCGAGATCGATAAACGGGCGCCCTAGTTGACAGAAAACTTAATAGATAAAATGAACGATCTGCCGTTTAAAAATCTGGCTTCCGCCCGTGAAGAATACATCAAGTTATCGGAAGAATTAGCGGCCGCTAAAGAAACTTTAAGCCGCGTTGAAACCCTCGAAGCTGATAATGGCGATCTCAAGGTGCAATTGGAAAGCGCACTCAAATCCGTTGCGACCGGCGCAGCTCAGATCGTTTCCCAAGATGCCGTTATTAAGGCCAAAGAGGAAGAACTGAAAATTTTGGCCGGCAATCTTAATGTTTTAACTCTCCGGTGCAATGACCTGGAAAAGAACGCGAAATCCGTGAAAGCCCAAGCTCGCGAGCTTGTAGCCGCCTCAGCTGGTCCGCCCGCGGCAGTGGATAATTCCGAAATGGAGATGAGCCAGGAAGATTTGACTAAAGCTATGCGAGCCGAAACCGACACCAAACGATTGAACGCTCTTTATCGGCAATTTAAAGCGCAGCAAGAAAAGGCTCGCAAATAACCAATTTCACAAAAACAAAGATTAAATTTTTATGGCTGGTTTCAATAGTTTCGGAACACTCTCACCGGATGTCCTTGCCCTGGATTGTCTAAATTTTCTCAAAAAGAAATTTCCGCTTTTAACCGCGGTTGCCACTGATTTCAGCGATGAACCAGTCCGGCTTAACACTCACATCATTACCCGCGTCGTTACTCCGCCTCCTGTACAAAGTTTTACCCAGCTCAACGGGTATGCACCTAGTTCCGGCGTAAGTACGGATGTGTCGGTTGCCATTAACCAGTTCCGCTATGCAGCCATTTCGTTCTACGATGATGAAATGTCCTCTACGCCGCGTAATTTGGTTGCTGAACAAGTCGAGGCGGCCGCCTATGCTCTGGGTAAAGATGCGGTTGACCAATTGCTCGTATTGGCTTCTACAGCGAATTTTGGTCATTCGGTTACTACAACCGCCAATTTCACCCGTAGCACTTTGACCGCGGCACGGGCCAGTTTGCGTAAGGCCGGCGCTAATCCCTATTATTTTGGGGTACTAAACAGCGATGCTTGGCAATATCTGACCAGTGATCAGACCATGATCAACACGTTCATGCTGAACGTGAACAACGCCAATGTGAACTTCGAGGACGGTCATATCCAGGGAATCTCGGGATTCAGAGATGTTTATGAGTATAGCGATTTGAATATCACTAATACGACCTCGAACGGCTTTTTCGCTTCTAAAAACGCGTTAATCATGGCCGCTCGGGTTCCAAGCGATCCCGCGGCGTTTGTGGCCGATATTCCTGTTAACGCAATCATTAAAAATGTGACCGATGAAGAAACCGGGATCACGATGCAATACCGCTACCATTACGATGTTCAGCGCGGCCGACTGAATATGATTTTGACGTGGATTTTCGGAGTAGCCTTAGGTGTTGCCGGGCACGGCACATTGGTCACTCAGTCCTAACATGACAGTTATAGCTCTAGGCTGGAAAGAGGGAATCGGCAATGGTTGTCCGAAAATCCTCTATGTTGGTGCTGATGTGGATGAGGCGACTAAGGCTCTGAATACGGCCGGTAGAAATAAAGCGATCCTGGCCGGCGAAATCTTGCGCGGTATCGAGGACCGCGTTATCCGGCGCATGGTTTTTGATTCACCAGTTCCCGCGATTTAAACGGGCGTGAATACGCAGTTAGTCAATCAAATGGTCGCCGGTGTCCGGCTCGTACAAGGTTTAACCGGCGAGACTCTTACTATTGCCGGATCGAATTATCCAGTTACCGCGTCCACAATGGTGACTGGTACTCCGGAATGGGTCGCCGGAGGCGTAATCAATAAATTGAGCCTTATCGTGACGCTTTTAAAAGCAGATTATCCGGCAGTACCGATTCTTGATACGTTCGCGCAGTTCCGCGGCTATTTATTCCGGATCGTCAGTGTTGAAGACGCGGCTTTAAGTTGGCAAGTTCAATTGGTTCAGGAACAAGCATGATTGATGCCCTGGTTGATTCTACGGTAGCGGCTTATTTAAGCTCGGCATTGGCCGCCAGTGGCTATTCGTCTTTCACGGTCGTTACTGGGATCGAGGACAATTTGCCGGACCTGGCCTGCCCGTATCTCGTGGTTCATTCGGCTATTGAGCGCTTTTATGGCCGGGATCCGGTATTCGAGCTCCGGACACAGATCGAGTTGCATTCCGTAAGCGGAGTCGAGCCGGTGTCCGATTTAACGGCATTAATGAGTGTCATCGATAAGGCATTGATTGGCCGGGTAGAGCTTTCTAATTCCAATTTGGCCTATTCCGGCTGGGAAGGAATTGAACGTTCTGAACAAACTCCGGGTGACAGGCGCCTTAACTTGCGTGAAATACATGTTTTCGCGCAGCTTTCGTCTCTTTAGTTGACAGCAATTTATTAATTGAAATCCATATGAGCGGCTCTATCACACTGACCAATCTGGCGGGCTATAGCTTGGGTGTGCCCAATGAAGAAGCAGGGATCCAGATTCAGAAAATCACCGTTCGGGCCATGGGCGAAAAAGTCGAGGTCAAAGATAAGATGGGGAAACTCATCGGCCGGATGGATCACGGGCTCAAACAAGAGTATTCCTGTGAAGGCTATGTGGCTGGAACGACGGGCCCTATGGGTGCTCAAATCGGTGCTATTTTGGTTTTGGCGAGTATCGTTTCTTTAGGTGGCATCAATACCGGCGCCTGCATTCTGGATGACGTCGATATTACCTATGAGACTGGAACGCTCGCGAAAGCGACGTATAAGCTGACCAGATACCCGGATATCCCAACGACTGCCCAGCAGGTCACCATGTGACGGTCAATACGACCAAATTTGAGGCGGCGCTTAAAGACATTCTGAAGTATACCTCCCGGGAAACCTCGGTCGTAATCAATTCGACTGCGATCGAGGTGATCACGACCGCGGCCGCATTAACTAAGAAAGCGGACCCGTCCGCGATCGAGAAGAAATTGACTACTGGGGTTGTCGCACGGACGCATACCAAGGCGGGCAAGGTCTTGAAAAAACCGAAGGTCCTCGCCTATAAGCCGGATGAGTTGGTTTATATGATCCTGAACGCGCGCCAATCGCGGGCGGGCAAACGTGGTCTTACCCATGACGAGATGAGCCGGGAAGCCCAGAAGCTCATAAAACGCCGGAAGGCGGCTTCTGGCTATACCGCATACGCAGGTTGGCAGAAAGCCTTACAGGCGGTCGGCGGCCGCGGGTTTGGCCGGGCGCCCAAGTTTGATGGTTCCTCGGCGGCCAGAGGTTACGGCATAAAGGCAACGCCCGACAGGCTGATTGCTACGCTGGTCAACACAGCTTCAGCGATTGAACTCTACGGTGTCGCTCCGCTCCAGGAAGCGATCGACCAAAAAACGGCCAAAATGTTAGCCCGGATCGAGCAAAAACTCGCAACCAGATTTGCGGCCGAGAAAGGCCATTAGCGGTTGACAGCGTGGAAAAGGGTAGATCCAACCCTTAGATCCACTATGCAACATCCGATGTTGGTTGATGCGGTCACCAACGTTAAACAAGCGACCGTACTCATTACGCTCGGTCTTCCATTGGCTGGCGTTTTTATTCTCTACGACGTAGAACACCCTAAAAAAACTACTGGGGGCACTGGCTATTTTATCTTTCAATCGAATATGGTTAATGCCGTTCGGCAACATCTTCGGACCTATGATGCAGGCAAAGCCGATGGCGACTTAGAAAATTTGATTAATTCCGCTAAGGGGAAATCTCCCGAGCTTGACGCTTTTATTGCTCGCCTTGAGCCAGCGATCAGGGACGCTCTGATCGTACACGGGAGCAAGTTTCTCCATAATTATCAGCAGATCTGTAAATCCTTAAAAACCGATGTTGCCGCTTATGTCAAAACCGGCGGGACTCCGATTTATGATCAGCAAGGCCAATACGCCGGGATTCAGGACTTTGAACTGAAAGGAGTCCGCCGATGAAAAACGGGGATGAATTGAAAGATGATCTGGATACCTTAGAGCCGGCTGTAGAAATCCAGCGGGCTTATGATCAAGCTCAGAAAACCCCGTGGACGATCGCCCGTCATACGGCGGCCATGTCCATGGGGAGCAAGATTCTCTCAGGAGTCTATGGACCCGACATAAAGCAATTGCAGGATAACGGCGCCTATCCGAATTCGCTCCGAGACGTTGTCATAGTGCTCTGGCTGCTTAGCCGCTCAGAAGCCGAAGTCATTCGCCTTATTGCTCGTCAGAATATCGATGAAGCTTTTGCAGAAGCTTTTCTTTGGTCGGAAAAAGAGGGCATCAAATACGGTTCCCCTAAATATCTCGATGGCGTACGCACTTTAACCGAGATCGTAGGTGCTATTTACACTTCTTTTTATAGCGTCGACGGGAAACGGGAGACGCCCCGAAAAAACGTTTCACGCCCGCCTGGCAAATCCGAACCGCCTACTACGCGATCAAAGCCAGCGGGCACAACGCCCACTATGTCCAAAACAAAATGAGTCTGGTGGAAGTAATGCAATGGCAGGCTCAGTATGCCATTGCTGAAGGATCAGAAATTGTGCTCAATCGCCACACTCAGGCTGAGATCGCAAAAAGAGAACAACTGAAAATTCTCAATAGTTAGGTTATGGCAAAGCTTGAAGCTACCCTAGATGCCAATATCACGCCTTTTCAGCGGGCTTTAGACGCAGCAAAAGAAAAAGCCAAAGAATTCGGTGAAGGTACAGCCGATGTCGGTAAAGACCTTTTTAAGAGTCTGAGCGGATTCGATCTTAGTAAAGCTCTTGGGATTGGTGGGGCTATCTATGCAGCAGGCAAATTAGGTGATGCTTTGATAGATGCGGCCAAAAAAGGCTATGCAGCCTTTGCTGAATATCAGGAAGCGGTTCTACGGTTCAAATACAGTATCCCCACTGGAGTCGGCGAAGGCGCGGGCGCAGCACGTCGAGCAGAGGAAGCCGTTGAAATGGCGGCAGGGAAAGCCGGCATCTTTAGCGAAAAGCAGATGGAATCGGCTGCTCAATATCTGATGATGGCATCGAAGGAATTGCGTGAAAGTCCGGAAAAGCTCAACGATATGCTCGATACGCTGAAAGCTTTTGCGATTAAGACTTCCACAACGCCAGAGCAGATCGCAGAAAGTTATCGTCGCCTAGTTGTTGGTATTAAAGAAGAAGGGTCTCCTGCCGTAGGTAAATTCTTCAAAGCAACACCTGGCCTCGAAGAAGAGACTGAAAAACTCCGGGATGCGCATGCGCAAGCTTATCTACATGCTCAAGGGTTACGTGATAGTTCAGAAGCTAATACTTCGCAACTTGCTGAATATCATCGGTTACAGGCCCAGCCTATTTCCGAATTCATGACGGAAGAATCGAAGCGGGAAGGCTCGATCAAAATATTGGAAGAGATCAAGGGCATTTTGGAACGGAGCGCGCCGAAAGGGATTATTGCCGAGGCCGAGGCTGAAGCTCCGGGAAAGATGTTAGGCAAAGCCTGGGAAGAAGCTAGTCGAGCCTTTGGTGAACAATTGAAGCCTGCCATCGATGATTTTGTCAGAATGTTAATTGAGGGAATGCCTACTATCCAAGCAGACCTCAAAGATTTTGGAACTGGTTTGTATGTCGCTATAGAAGGCGTCACTCCAATTATAAAGCTATTTGGTGAGGCTCTCTCAATAGCCAGCCCAGCGGTATTGCTAGCCAAAGCCGCATTCGATGCTTATACCGAGGGGGCAGCAGATAACCTAGCCAAGATGGAAGCCATGGCCAAACATGTTGACGAGGTAATCGCGGAAAAAAAGGCGGAAAAAGAAGCGGCAGAAGCGCCGGAAAAATCCGCTAAAGCAGCCTTAGAAGCTGATACCGGAGTTTTTTCTAAAGGCCGGGAAAAATCCGAAGAAGAAGCAGCTAAGATCAGGGCTAAAAGCGATGCAGCACACGAAGCATCACAACGACGGATCAATTATGAACGAGCACAAAGCGATTTACGCGAATCGGCTATAGAAGCTTCGCGAGCAGCGATTGCGAATCGGCCTCGTGGTGCAACTGCAGAGTTAGACAAAGAATATGCAGCCCAAGCAAAAGCCGAAGCAGCCATCATTAACATTAGAGCCGCGGCTCAAGAAAAAATTAATGCGGCGGATAAAGCGGCCGCCGACGAAATCGCGGAGATAAATACAGCAACCAACCAACGTAGTCTTGAGCGCCAAAAGGTAGAAGCTATGGACGATTCTGCAGAAAAGACTGCGACCTTAGCCCGTTTTAATGCTTTGGATACGGCCGCAGAAGTTTCCAAGGACGACATCATGGCCGAGGCCCGAGAAAAGGAACGAGAAGCAGATGCAGAGGCGGCCGAGAAGATTAATGCGGCCAACGCAGCCGCGGCCAATGAGATTATCGACGCCAAAAAAGCGGCGGCAGACGAGATGATTGATGCCGAGGAAGCCGCAGCGCTTGAAGCAGTTAGGAAAATGAAACCTTTTGTAGCCGATATCAAGGAAGCGCCCGCTAGATGGGGGGAATTCGGTAAGTGGAGGCATGGCGAATATATCGAGTCAGAATCCGAACGTTCAGACCGGGAGAAAGAAAATCGAAAAAAACAAGCGCTTGCTGATGAACTAAACCGCGAATGGGTCGAGGAGCAAACCATAGGTATCAAACGCGAATTTGCTGAAAGAAAGCGAATTATTGATGATCAATTTGAGGCGCAACGCCCGACCGTGATTAGCCTAAAACATGTTCACGAAGTCCAGCAGGAAGAACACGTCAAGGCTATAGAGGCCGAAAAAGGCCGGACTGCAGCTGATAAAGAATTTGCTGCAGCGCATGCTCGCTTAGGCTTACCTCCTAGTCCGGATAAAGAAGCCAAGGGTGCGGCGGATGTTTCGCGCAAGGTTTTAGCAGATATCTTGTCCAAGATTTGGGACAACCAGAAGGACCAGATCAAAGAATTCGAGAAGGTTTTCATGGAAGAATAAATGGGCACAATTACCCTCACTAATCTTCCTGCTTTCGTTGAACAGCCGGAACGGAATGTCGTGCATATCCAGGCCCAGTTGGATCGCATGACCTGCGTGTTTTTGGGTCCCTATAATCTAGTGGACCAATACACGCCCAAAAAAGGCAGTCCGCACCCGGAATATCCCTGGATGTTTGTTATTGAATCCACCATCAAGTCGATGGGTGCCCTGGCGAGTATCGAGGTTAATTATGTCGGCCGTATGGATGCGCCTGGTAATAATTTCGTTTCGGAAACATTAACCAGTGTTGCGGTAACCGAAAAAGAATTCTCTTATCAAGCCCGTATTACACGGTCTTTTACCGCTTTTTTTAATTCGGCTCAGTCCTCTTTTGGTGGAATTCCCCTGATTACAACCTCGGGCCGCATAACAAATTACCAATGCTCTCTAGCTAGTTATAGTATCCGTTATCTTACTAATACCGTGACCGTTAAATACGTAACCAATAACCCGCAAATGAAAGCGGTTTGGAATCCTAAAACTTGGGTCGGTATTGTTTATGAATATACGGCTTTCATGGGCGAATCAGCTTTTCAATACGTATCCGATCCCAGTACTTTGGAACAAATCCCGGACCCAATGGTCACAACCGGTTTAATTGGTTCGACATTAAACCAAGTAGCGCCGCAATGGTATGAGAAAGCGGATTCCTACGAAACTCGTTGGGTCTTTCAATAGGTTATGCACCTTAAGGAAATAAAAATAGGTTGGAAGGCATTAGCTAAAGATCTTAACACGATTATCTCTGGGGTTAATGAAAACGAACCTCGTAGCGGAGATGGAATCAATGTCACCCGGGCAAAGGATGGCGGTTCGGTTATATCGCTAAAATCTAAAGAGAATGCAGAACCTTTTACCCCGGAGCAGATTGCTACGCTGCAAATGGCCTGTAATGATCCATCGGGTGCCCAAGCGGCCTGGCAACAGATTTTATTGGCCGCGCAGGATGGCCAGGGAAACACCTTTATTTATCAAATGTGGGTCTGGGGAACTCCGCCTTTTAATCCAGTGCCTTGCTCGCAACAATCGGGTAGCTAAAACGTCATATGTCTTTCGGTTATATGATACTGAGCGAGTTTGCATGCAAAGATCCGTGTAATCCTTGCAAGTGCCCGCTCTTAAACGCTACTCCTTACGAAACCGAGCTCACTACTAATTTAATAACTACATACAGCATTCCGGCGACACTGCCACAATGGGCGCCGGTTCAAGTTCCTATCGTTACGCAACAAATTACGACGTTAGCCTATAATCTGAGTAAAGGCGTAGCACTGTTTGTGGGGGCAACTCTAACTCAGCCTAACGCTTGTTCGCCATATTTTGCCTGGCCAGTAGTCGAGACGACGGTTGGTTCTTACGAATATGTGATTTATCAGGGTGGCGGACCCGGTCCGAAGATTATTATTCCTTACCAGACCATGTTTGGCGCTTATGCTCTCAATGGCGGACCGGGAAATTCGGAAACGGTTTCTGGCTATTCGTTGCGTTCTGACACTGGTTATAGCTTGGGCCAGACACTGCCGATTGATTTGTCCGTCACCTATCTTGGGGTGGAAATTTTTCATACGGTCATAAGCTTTAATTACCAGGGTTATTATTACTCGACCGATGCTCCGGCTTACGACGTGCGGTATGGCCTGGCTTTTTATGTTTTTACAGGCGCCACCATGTCGAATGTGCCCAATACGCCCTTTGAGGTATCGCCGGATGTGGTTGATCGCATGGGATTAACTTATCCAGGGATGGGCAACGAAAATCAGCCTATTAATCCGAAAAATGGTAATTATATGTTTACCGGGTTTGTCTATGACGGGCCTATTGATCCGAAACAAGATGTTGTGATCACTGCAAAGGCTGCGAGCACTGCTGTCCCTTTTCAACCACCTGCAAGAATCGAACCGCAAAGCGTGGCCGCTGCGTATGGCGACGAGTATCAACCGCCTTATATCGATTCACAAATCGCCGGATCCTGTCTCTATGGGACTAATTCCTCTCCATTGCCCTTTTATGACTATTCCCTTTTCTGATAAGGTCCAAGCTTGGGCGGAATGCCGGAATCGTTTTGATCAAGCCGGCGAAGCCGAACGCCGGATCGCGATTTGTCGGCAGTGTCCGCACCACGCGGAGGCTCTTGGTATCTGGTGCAAACTTTGCGGCTGCAATATGCATCTCAAAACTCATCTTGCTAAAGCATGGTGCCCAGCCGGGCGATGGGGGAAATTTCTATGAAAATAGTTGTCGATCTGGATTTACACGAAGCCGTTCAAGATATCGGCAATCGGTCGCCTGCCAGGATCTACGAATTCAAGAGCCAGGATACAATTGCTTTTCAGCTCTATTTTGTCCGTAACGGCATAGTGCAAGATCTGGGTGCAGGATTCGCCCTCAAGTTCGGCCTGATCGCAACTGGCGACACGACTAACACTATCCTTGCCTACCAGACCACGGCCGCGTATCTGACCGACGCAGACGGTAACGTTTATTACCAAATGCAGGTAGTCATGAACACCTCGCAGATGGCGACGGCAATGGTCGGGCAGGCCCAGCTCCCTTGCACGGCTGAGATCCGTTATCAAGATCCTGATGGCGAGATTGTCCATTCTCTGAACATCTCGGCCCTGGTGTTCCCGACCATTCTGGTCGAAACCGGCGTGACTCCGCCAGGCGTTAGCACAGGATATCCGGACGCTTCGACCTTAGAGCTATTAGTCCATAAGAATCAACCGGGCGGGTATGCCGGCTTATCAGGTTCAGGGTCAGGGTTTATTACTAACGTCCATATCTTTGTTGATGGAAACACTATTACTAGTACTGATCCAACCGGCCTGGCGACGGCGGATAAACTGACCTATTTAACGGCGTCTTTCGTACAGCCGGCGGCGAATGCTACAGTTGTGGCGACTGTAGCCAATTCGGCTAGGCTGGTAGTTAATCAGGCAATAGAGATTATTAGTGGCGGCTATTATATCGTTACTGCCATCAGCGGCAACACGGTCACTTTAAAAAATAACGGTGATCCTTACAATTTGCCTGCCGGAATGACCGTCGCTCCCGGCGGTGCATTGCGATTGGCCCAAGCAACTGCGGCCAGTGGCGGCACTCCGGGAGCGGCTGGCGCCAATGCTTATACCACTTTGAGCGCTAGCTTTGTGGTGCCTGCGGTAGGTACTAGCGTTACTATCACGGTCGGCAATACAAGCTGGGTCGGTGGTATTGGCCAGGTTCTCTTTATTGCCTTAGCCGGGTATTATTCGGTTGCCGCCGTAGTGAGTACGACCAGCCTTAGCGTTACGAATCTCGGGTATAGCGGGAATGCGGCTCCGACTACAAATATTCCGACTGGCGGCATGGTTAGCCCTGGGGGCGTAATCGGCACGCCTGGCACGGCTGGTTCCAGTGGTGCCAATGCCTATGATAAAACGGCGAGCTCGTTTGTCATGCCGGCCGCTGCAGCTAGCGTTAGCATTACGATCGGATCGACTGCATGGCTGAGTACAGGCCAGGTGATCTATATTACCGGTGCCGGTTATTTTTCGGTCGCCAGTATTTCGAACCCCAGCACATTCGCGGCCACGAATCTGAATTATTCCGGTAATGCCGGTAGCGGTATTACGATATCTGCAAATTCGAGTGTTTCGCCGGCCGGTTTAATTGGAGCCCAAGGAGCAGGCGGTGCGGGCCTGAACGCTTTTACCACTTTAACAAACAATTACACTCAGCCAGCAGTAGCGAGCACGGTTTCGATCAAAGTCGGTACAACGGCTTGGATGGCAGTTTCTCAAGCGATTTTCGTTCAGGGCGGTGGTTATTACACGGTCGCCAGCATCACCGATTTGACCAATGTGGTGATTACCAATCTCGGGTACTCGGCCAATGCGGCACCCGGCGCTACCGTCAGCGCTACCGGTACGGTTGGAGTAGTGCCTAGTGGCGTGAGTGGCGCGACTGGAACCAGCGCATTCACTAATACGACCGCAAATTTCACCATGCCGACGGTCGGCAATTCGGTCAGCGTTCCCGTGAATTCAACCGGGTTCATGGTCCCGGGTCTTAGCATCTATGTTCAAACCGCTGGCTATTTCACCGTGGCGACGGTAACCGACTCGACCCACGTCCTATTAACCAACCAGGGCGTTCCCGGCAATATCATTGCTGGCAATGTCGTCGCGAGTGGTGCCGGGGTAGTGTCCGCCGGCGCAACCGGACCAGCCGGGCCGGGCGGTTCAGGAGTCGGCTCATTAACGGACGCGGAGACTAGCGCGGGCACGTCGTGGATCTATTCGGCAAGCGGGGTCGTCAAACGGATCATTGCGGGCACCAATGTCACGGTAACGGATGGCGGAGATCGCGTTACCGTGGCAGCCGCTGGCGGAGGAGGTGGCGGAGGTCCATTCGATCCACGCACCGGATATTATTTGTATGAAGATTTCGTTTGGTACGGGAGTGTGATTCGGCCTGATTGGGAATTCCAACCCGGCACCAATGGCGGAAGTTATATCGGCAATGACAGCAATAACTGGGCGGGTACTTCCGCACAGAAAGGTCAAGGTGTCATTGGGATTGCGACTGGTGGCGCTACTTCAGGAGCAGGCAACGGCGGCGCAATCAATTTGGGCAATAACGGATTAACCGCTAACGGTGTTTTGCTTGGGCCCGGTATTCTTGATATAGCGGGTAGAATCGGATTGTATAACACGCCTTTACCGCCAACCGGCCAGGCGTTTGAAATCCGTTTCGGACTTTGGTTGCAAGGCTCGGCCGGGCCGATTATCGGCACAAACCCTTACCAATGCGTTTTCTTAAGCTGGTCGCCAGATAACAACTCGGGGCTAATGCGGGTCGGAACGGCTGCGGGCAACTATTCCACAGGCACTCTTGTCTATAACAATTGCACGGCCGGCGCGGTCACAGCGGCCGCTTTCCATTGGTGGGAACTCAAGATTGACGCTTCCGGCAATATCACGGCGATATTCGACGGCGCAACAATTGGATCATTTACCGGGGCTCCGCTTGGAATGACGATGGTGCCATTTTTAGCCGTGAATAGAAACGCCTCGGCCGCCACTAACTGGCAAGTGCTTTGGGATACACTTTATATCTACATGCCTTATACCCGGTCATAAATATGACAACGCAGCTTTTTACTTATCCGCTCTACTCAGGCGATATCATCCCGTTAACCTTGAACTTTTATCAGGCTGACGGCAAAACACCGCTTTCTCTGGTTGGGGTTACGGTTGGAACCACGGTCAAACTTAATGCAACGGCGCCGGATTCCACTGCGGCTTACCAGCAGGACATAGTCGGCGACGCTACCGGCGTCATTAGCTTCGTGATTCCTGGTCTAACCGTAAATACTTACTGGATTGATGTGAAATGGTGGAACACGACCCAAGGCAATACTCGCCAGACTGTAATCGGAGCGAATCAGTTTACGATCAATCAAAGTATAACCCAACGCGCAACGCCCTAAAATATGCCTAACGTCAGCGCACCAGGCGGACCCATTGTCAGCGTCACAGTACCAGGGCAACCTGCGACCGACATTATCAGCGGGCAACCGGTAGTGGTGATCCCGACCTCTCCGGCACCTATTATCAGCGTCACCCAACCAAAGGCGAATGTATCGGTCAGCTTTGGGCCTCCTCCGCTCAATATGCAGGTGGTTTCTACCCCGGTCATGTTGCCGCTGGACGCGACCGACCCGACGCCGATTCCCGGGCCGCCCGGAGCGACCGGGCCGCAAGGTCCGGCTGGACCAAATGGGCCGACCGGGCCGCAGGGACCGCAAGGAAATCCCGGCGCTACTGGGCCACAGGGACCAGTTGGGCCGCCGGGACCGGCCGGAACTACCGTTGCAACGACGACAGCCGCTAGTTTTACGCAGCCTGCCACTGGAGCCAACGTTAACGTAACGCTAGCCAGCGCAGCCGGGATTTCGGCCGGCCTGGTTCTCTACATCACCGGAGGCGGCTATTACTCGGTCCAATCCGTAGCGGGTAGCGTAGCGACAGTCCAGAACCTCGGCTACACGACAAACGCGAGTCCCGGGACGGTGATTCCAAGTGGCGCGAATGTCGGAGGCACTGGACCGCAGGGGCCGCAAGGTATTCCCGGGCCGACCGGGCCAACGGGACCGACCGGAGCTACCGGGGCAACCGGCGCACAAGGACCGCAAGGACAAACCGGTCAAACTGGGGCGACGGGGGCTCAAGGTCCGCAAGGGCCGGCTGGTAGTACTGGGGCAACCGGACCAACGGGACCGGCAGGAAGTGCGGCTACGATCGCGGCCGGTACGACTACGACATTGCCGCCTGGACAGAACGCGACGGTAACCAATGTCGGATCGAGTTCAGCAGCCACTTTTAATTTCGGAATTCCCCAAGGCATTCAAGGTAATACTGGCGCGACTGGTGCAACAGGGCCTACAGGACCAGCAGGAGCAACCGGGCCGCAAGGACCAACCGCAGTCAGCACCAATGCCAATAACTACAGTACTCTTGGTACTGATAGTTTGCTTTTCACGCCTACCCCGGTAATTCCAGCAGGTTCTTCTACTGTACCTGTAATGGATGGAACGGCTGCTGTCGGGACTGGAACCACTTGGGCGCGGGCTGACCATAAACACCCAACTGATACTTCCAGACTACCAGCCACTGCCATCTCTACCGATAGCGGCAATATCGCCCAGCTCGGAAGCGATTCGCTGATTCTGGTGCCGCAGAGTGTGCTCTGGAATCAGCGCCTGCGGTCATTCTCAAGTATCGGAAACGGGAATTTTGAAGTTGCGCAACGCAATTGCGGCGCAACCATTGCCACACCAGCTAGCGGGTCGTTTATTGAAGATCGTTGGGCGGCCAATAATGCCACTGGATTAGCTTTTTCTTTAGTACGCGCCACTCCTTCCGTTCCAAGCATCGGGTTTATTCCTGGCACCAATTATTGTATCGCCAATGCCATGATGCGGTTTATTGTTAACACCCCAAAAGCAACTTTAGCGGCAGGGGATACAACAGGCATTTATCAATTTATTGAAGGGCCATTACTGCGTGAATTAATTGGTGATGTGCACTCTGTTTCGTTGCTAGTACGAAGCAGCATTAGCCCAGTGCATTTTTGTTTGTGGATCAGGACGGCGGCCACGCCATTTTATTCTTTATGTAAACTTTGTACCTATAACGTTGCAGCCAATTCTACTCAGATAATTCAACTGCCGAATCTACCGAACTTTTCTGCATCGGGTACTTGGCCTCTTACTCCTGGTAACGCCGGTTATATGTTAGGTATAACTCTGGCTAGCGGTTCTACTTACATTCCTCCGGCAAATGATTCTTGGCAGAGCGGCAATTATATGGGTGCGGTCGGCATGGATAATTTCATGGCGAATGTCGCCAACTCAAGTTTCGATGTTTTTATGGTGCAGCATGAGCCTGGGCCGGTTACCCAGTTCATGGACCTGCCGTTCAGTGGGCCAAACGGAAATCTGGAAGCGTGTCAAAGGTGCTACCAAAAAAGTTACCTCTATACAACGAAGCCTGGGACAATTGGAAACCCAGGAATGTTATGCTTTATCCCTGCTGGAGCAGTCAATCCGGCGATGCCAATAGCATTTAAGAAAACTATGGCAAAAGTTCCAACTATCACCGGATATAGTCAAGTGACGGGTACAGCTAATACTATCAGAGATGGAACTAATGCAGCAGATCGTGCTGTCACCGGTGCATACGGTGTTACAGATAACGGATTCAATGGATTTGCTGTCACTGGGGGAGTTAGTACTGTCTGGCAAGCACAATTTGACTACACCGCCGACACCGGCTGGTAACCTTTTCGTTAGTAAAACCAAGAAATAAGAAAGGACCGAGCTTAGCGAGCGTAAAGACAGAAGTAGGAACGCAATCAAGGGAGCCTTTGGGAGTTAGCCATAGGACACCATGCAAAATCCTTTGCTCTTCTAGCTCCCAAAGGTCGCTCGGGATATGGAAAGCGTGACCATGTGGCGCCTAGCTTTTAGCGGTGCTCTGCTCGGGCTCGTGATCGGCGAAATCATTTGGCCGACGCCAATTCACCGGACCAGGCCCGACGCCGAGCTCATAGAGGAAGCTTATGGCCAGACCGTCGAAAGGATCTTTTTGGTTTATACCGAGAACCTTGCCGGGTCGATGAGTGACGACGACGCAACCGCTCGGTTCCAAAAATCGTTGAATCAGGTTCGCAAGGCCCGAGTGACCGCCCTAGAAATCGTTACCAAATAGAATCATATGATCACCATCGTTATTCACCTTGTCCTCTTAGCGATAGTCCTTGCGCTGCTCTTGTGGCTTTTAGGTCTTATCCCGGGATTCGGCCCATACCTGCAACCGTTGCGAATCCTCTTAATTGTGCTTTTTGTGATTTTCGCAATTCTGCAAATCTTGCCTTTGCTCGGAGTGAACGCGTGAAAACCGAGTGCTAAAATAGATTGGTATCGATAAAATAAAAAGCGGCGGCTTTGGCTGTTGTTAGGCTGCCAAACCCGGCCTGGTAGAAATCGCCATCGATAGAAATGGCCCAAGCCGTGAATTGATGATCGGTTCCGATATCATCATATTCAAAATAAGGTGATAACAAGACCACGTGCCCATCGTAAAGGTAGGTGCGATCGTAAAACTGACCGAGGAAGGCAACCGAGCGCTAGCAGATGCGGCTAAACAGGCCGGGTGCTCAAAGGGCGAAATGATTGAACGATTGCTCGGCCTTATGTTCGGCGGCCCGCGCGGCTCATAGCATTTGATCCGTATACCCGACCGGTCCGAGACCGTCCACGGTCACCAAGCAGGTTCACCAAAAGTGTACTTAACAGACTCTTGAAATGTTGCGTCGTTGATAATGAACGACTTACAAAATAAGACGTACGCCCTTTGGAGGCGTTATTCATGGTTCGAATCCATGCGCGGTAGTTCCCTCGGAGAATGGCTTAAATAAAGGGTCTAGAGGGCGTAACACTCTGTTTCAGACAGACCTGAAGTTACGCACGAAATGCACTTTTGCGCATAGAAATACTTGAAAAAGTTCAGTTTCTGAACCAGGTTACGCCCTCACTGAACTGAAAAGGTGTAGATGCCAATAGATGAAAAAAGACCAATCAACTTGGTGACTTGTCGCGCAACGACTAGCGAAAGAGATGAGCTTAAACGGCTAGCTCGGAAATACGGCTTGGCCGGTCCCGCGCATTTCTTTCGAAACTGTCTTGAGCGTTTTTTTGAGGCGGATCGCGACGGGAACCTGGTGTTACCGATCGATTTGAAACGAACCACTAATCACGACCACTTCGACCTTCCGAAAATGATGACAACAAAGATAAATAAAAGAACCAATACTGAATTGATTGAGGCGCGAACCGAACTGATCAAACAAGCTCAAGGCTATCTTGAGGATGTAGTGTCAACTCTTGAACACGCAATTGCGGTTCAATATTTGATCGATAAGGAACAAAGCGAGGGAACCAATTCTTTAGATATTGCCAGGGCAATTGATGAAATGATTGATGAGCTTGGCTACATGTTCAAGCCAATGGACAATCCGGGCGAGGAATCCTATATCGAAATGACCAAAGCCTATTTTGACGAAAAAGCAGCATTACTTCTTTGCAATGATGCTTTACGCGCCAAGGAGAAAGGAGAAACCAAGTGAAGGTCGTCGAAGTCGGAAACAAGTATCGGATCATTGTTCCGCCGCGGATCACAGGTGGTAATCGAAAAGTTCAGTTCTTCGATACTAAGACTGAAGCTCAAGTCGCGGCCCGGAAAATTGAGAAGTTCGGATTGGATTCGACTTCTGAGCTTGCGGAGGATGACTTGGCACTTTTGAAATTTTTCAAAAAACGTTACGGCAATGACGCTGCGGAAATCCTCCGCCGACTCGATCTGGCGGAAAAGTTTGTGGATGCCGTGCCGAAGGAAAAGCAGATTCCCCTTTATGACGTCTGTATTGCCTACGTAGACCATCACCGGCAGATCGGAAGCAATATCCGAACGATCGCCAAATACCGGGTAATGGGTGAACGGTTGCGTGAGGAATTCGGATTGAATACGCAATTGCCCGCGATCACGAGAGACCAGATTGAAGGGTGGATCTTAAAAACTTGGTCACATCCCGGCACTCGGAGAGCGCAGTACGCCAATATCAAGGCGTTTCTAAATTGGGCACTCTCTCACAGATACATTGCGGTTGATCCGATGGCTAATTCCAAGCCAATCGGCAAATGGGGCGTTAAAAACAAACCGCTCAGACCAGATGAGTTTCGCCGGATCTTGTTTGTAGTGGCAGCCTTAGAACCAATCACGCCAGGCGAGGCACCGACGACCCGTTACATCCGGCTTTTACCGTTCTACGTCTTGGGCGGTCTTGCCGGAATGCGCCGATGCGAAATCATTTCCTCGTACAAGAATGATCCAGTGATTCAGTGGGAAGATATCGAATGGAAAAAGAACCATATCCATATCCGGCCCGAAGTTGCCAAACAAACAGATGCACAGGAAAAGAGACGCTACATTCCGATTGAGCCAGCTGCCGCGGAATGGTTGAGCTTGATTCCAGAGAAAGAGCGAACTGGTCCAGTGATGACTATTTCGCAATCGACCTTGCAACGGCTCAACCAGGAGCTTTTACACCTACTTGACATAGATCCTCCAGATAATGGATTGCGCAACGGCTACGCTACGTGGGGCGCCACATTCCGGCCAATCGGGGAGCTTGCAATGGCCACGGGCGACCTAGAGCAAACCCTAAAGCGGTTCTACGTCGAACGCCGGGAACCTGAGACAGGCCGCGCCTGGTTCAATATCCGACCGAGCGAGCGCAAGATCGTTCCGATGAAAGTAGAGGCAGCATGAACGATAAACCGGAGGCTTAAACTTCGGGCTTATCGGTTTCGATCAGTTCTATCCATTTCTCCATGTACGGCTCGACCTCGAACAATGATCCGTTATAAGCGACCAATCGACCTTTAGAGTCAAATTCGGGAACACTTACGCTAAAGGTCCAGGTATAAGTGCCGTCTGGCCGTTTGCATTGGAAGGGATAGGCGAAACTCAGCTTTAGCTTTGCGGCTTTTTTCCAACCAGCGAGGAGTTTTTCACGGTGATCCGGGTGTACGATCTCCATCCACTTGAGTCCCAGCATTTCCTCTTCGGTCTTGCCGACGAAGGAAAGCAAGTTCCCGTTCACGAAGGTATTTTCCCCAGCCAAGTTGTTTTTCCAAATCATGCGAACGCTAGTCGCCGAAGCGATTGATATGGGCAGAGGAGTGAAAGCCTCGCCATAATTGAGGACAGCGATTTCGATAGGGGCTTTAATAGATTTCTTTCGGTTCCAAGCCCCGAGAAACCGCTTAACCAGCATCCGAATGATCCAGTCATATCGGATATCGGTTGCGTGTTCGATCCCATCCAGTGCTTCGACGTCTTCGCGTTGTAACCGGATCGAAATCAGGATCGAACGCGCTTTTTTGCCCTTACTCAATCTTTTAGATAAAGCACGGTCCTTCATTATAATTCGTTCTATGCGCAAAACGACGTTGACTACATTGGTTACAGTTCTTAAAGTGCAAAC